CTAACTACAATTAAATTTGGAAATTGTCTAATAATATGTTATATTTGTATATACACCTGTCATACCAGACAGATCATCCATGAGGGACTTAGTTAAGTAGTGGATTAGAAGTTGGATAACTTGAAAATGAGTTTAATGAAAGTTTGTGTTAAATGTAATAAAGAAAAGAATTTTCCAGAGGGATTTAGATCATCATCAAATAGATGTAAAGTTTGCTTAGAATGTTCAAAAGAAGTTAAAAGAAAGATTGGATCTTCTGATAACAAAAGAAATAATCAATACCTTAAAAGGTATAAGATTACTTTAGATGATTATGAGAAGATGTTAAAAATTCAAAATTATTGTTGTGCTATATGTACAATACATATTTCTGAGCTTTCTAGTAGACTTCATGTAGATCACTGCCATAATACAAATAAGGTTAGAGGATTACTTTGTTACAATTGCAACAGCGGAATAGGAAGATTTAAAGATGATGAATCTCTCCTAATTAAAGCTGCAGACTACATTAAATGCTCTGAATAAACAGAGATATACATTTTCTTGGGTTTCTCCGATAGTGTAGAAAGGTTCTGTAAGAAGGATTAATGTTTGGAACATGAGCTATAAGGTATGCTCTTGAATTAACAAGGTTAAAGTTTCCATTTGGGCTAAATACTAACATTATGAAATCTTAGAACTAATACAACAAGAAGGTCTACTCAAACCTGAAGGGGTAAACTATAACCAAAAAGATTATATAATTTATTTGGTTATTATAATAATTCTTGTTATATTTGTATATGGAACAACAAGTTTTAAATATCCCTACAAGAAATACAGTCAGATCAATTCTGGAAGTTATCAATCCTTTTATAGGATACCTGACTTCTCAGGAAATTCTGTTACTAGAGATTATGATTAATAATAGCTGGACCACTATTACAAGTGATAATAGAGTAGCTATTAGACTTAAGTCTAATCTTGAGAAATACACCTTCAACAATTACATTAAGAAATTAAAAGACAAGAAAGCTTTACTAGTTAAGGATGAAGTCTTATTGGTTAATCCCAGAATAGTTTCAATGACTAATACATCATCATTAAATATAAAGTTCAATGAGCAGCAATAAGTTATATGATGAAATAATTGATGAACTTTACTTTAAGTTCAAAGATCATAAAATCTCCAAGGTTGAACTTGAGAGAATTGTTGATTCTCAATTTAGAGTAATGAGAAATAGCATTGGTAAAAAAGATGCTGAAGTAACAATGTTAACTTATTTAGGAAAAGTAGTACCATCTAAAGCACACAAAGAATATGTCATTAATAGAAAATTAAACAATGGAGAATAAAGAAAAAATAAATTGGTTGTTAAATGAAATATCTAAGTTCACAAATCCTATAAATAATAGAAATCTTTTTAGAGGTCAATTTTCTATTGAAGAATTTCAGATAGAAGGTTTGAAAAATGAAAATGGAGAATTAAAAGATGGTATAGAATTAAATATTAATTTGGTTTATACTCAATTAAACTTAGATAAAACAGAATACTTTCCAACAAAGAAAACTGAATTCTTAAGAAAAAAGTTTTTTGTAACTAATCAAGATAACATTAATGATTTTTATAATCAGTTTTATTCAGATGTTATTAGGGCACTTGCTTTAGGAAAACATCCAAGTGGGGTAAGTATATTTAGTTATTATATTAATAATGGTTTAGAGCATGAGTAAATTAGAAGAAATTATATCTGGTTGGACTAATCTAACATTAGGATTAAATAAAGAACAAGCTGAAGAACGTGCAAAAATATGTGCAGTTTGTCCAAAACTTAAAGATAATTATTGTAGTAAAGAATTAGGTGGTTGTGGTTGTTATGTACCAGCTAAAACTTCTTCTCCAAATTCTCATTGTCCAGATTCAAAATGGTAAAGTTTGATAATTCTTATATACCAAAAACCAAAGGTGTTTATATGATTTGGTTTTATAATAATGAAGATCTGTTGTATATAGGTTCTTCTAAAAACATGTATAAAAGATGTGGAGAACATTTAACCATGTTAAAAAATAATAAGCATTATAATAACAAATTACAAAATTATGCAAATAAATACGGAATTGAAAACTTTAGATTTTGTGTTCATTGTGTAAAAGATAATATAGAACTTTCAGAATTAAGGAAATTAGAAAGTAAAGAAATTAAATTTTATGACACTTTTAAAAATGGATTTAATTTAACAGAAAATACCATTTGTCCAAATCACATTCCTACTAAGGAAGAAAAACTAAAGTTAAGTATAAAAGCTAAAATTAGACAATCTTCTCCAGAAGTAAAAGAAAGATTAAGATTACAAAATAGTGGAACATCTAATCCAAATTCTAAATTAAGTTTGGATCAAATAAAATCTATAAGAATTTCTTTAATTGGAAATAAAGAGTTATCTTTGCTTTATAAAGTTTCAATAAAAACAATAGCAAGAGTTAAACAATATAAAACTTATAGATAATGGAAGTAGAACTTATTGTTATAAGTAGCTTACCAACTACAGAAACTGGTTCCTCTGCTGCAAGATATATTCCAAATAGAATATATCAAAAAAAGATATTCAATACTGAATCTATAAGCTTAGAAGAATGTATTGACTCTAAAGGAAAACTAAATAAAAAGTATAGTATCATTAAATCAGATAATGAATACTACAAGATTAAAGAATCTTATGAGACTTTAAAAAATAAATATTTTAAAAAATTAGTAATACTAGGATTAAATGCTAAAAGAAGTAACTATACCAATCTATGATGCTTTAGTAATTTTCTCTGTAGATAAAACTTCAGAGAGTCTTAGTAAACATCTTAAAGCGAAGTTTGATATTAATGAACATCCTGTTGATTGCAGTGGTTATGTAAATAGTAAGTTTGCTCCTCTTTATGATGCTAGAGTTTTCTACATGTACATATTACCAAGTAGTACTAAGAAAGATTATTGGAACTCTATAGCTCATGAGTTATTTCATTTAACTCAAGAAATATTAGAGGATAGACAAACTTACTTTAAACGTAAGGATCCAAATGAAGCTTATGCTTACTTACAAGGATACTTAATGTCAGAGAATCATGACTTCTGGGAAAGAGCTTATAAAAAATTTAGTACTAAAAAGAAAATAACTGCGGGGTAGATAAGTGGTTAAATCACCAGACTCATAACCTGGAAATGCGCAAGTTCGATCCTTGCTCCCGCAACAATAAATAAATAAAATGGGTAAAATAATTGAATTAAGAGATGGAGTAATTAGTATATCACCTGAGTGTTTACTAATAGAACCATTTAAATCTATATGGGAGAAAGATAAAACTAAAGATAAAGTAGTATCTACAAATGATATTAAATACTTGTGGTTTTACATAGACTTTGCATCACCCTACTTTATGTATGATGATGAAAGGAAACACTTAATGATTTGTGAGTATGTATTAGGAAACAAAGATTATAAGAAGCCAGCTAATCTTCAACACATGATTGATTCTTATAATGCTGCTAACCCTAGACCAGCAGTAGATATGTTACAATCTGCTATGGAAGTTATTTACAAGATGAAAGATTTCTTTAAATCTGTAGACTTTACAGAAACTCAAACAAACAAAATGGGAGTAGAGGAATTTACTTTTGATATTGATAAAATAAGTAAAGCAATTACTAATATGCCTAAATTAATAGACTCTTTAAATCAGGCTACAGAGTTAGCTAGAAAAGAGCAAGCAGGAAGCTCTAAGGTTAGAGGTAATGCCACAACAAGTATGTTAGAAGATAATAAATTATAAAAAAGGGAAAATGGAATATACACAAGAAAATCATTATAGTAATATTATACTTAATAATAGAAAAGGGAAAAAAGTAGATTGGAATAAATTTCAAAGATCTATAATAAATGTTCCTTCAAACGGAATCCTTATAAAGGATATTAAAGTAGATGGAAAAGATTGTTGGATTTTAGAAAAAGAATACGAAAGATTATTACAAAAAAATATTGATATTGAAGATATTAACATTTTGATGTATGTAGAAGGTTTATCCTCTCCATATGGGAAAGGAAATTCTATATCACAGACAGCAATGGATGGTTATACATTACATATAATTCATTAAAAAACAAGAAAATATGAATATTTATTTCCATAACAGATTAAAAATGTTTATATTTGCTGAAGCAGATGATATAATTAAAACTACATTTACAAATGTACCAGTTTGTGAAATATTAAAAGATTATAAACTCATTTGTAAGAATATCTCTAAGTCTAATTTGAAAGACTTTAGTAATAAAATAAATGAAGAAGATTCTAAAATGACAACAAAAAATATATTTTATAATCCTGACATTGAGGTTGAATATAGAAACAATGAAATTAAATTCTTTGAAGATTTCTTATTAAGTTAATTATGAAAATAATAGAAGGAAATAAATTTCATAATCTTGAGGCAATAAAATATATTGGTAATAGAAGAAACAGTTCTAATAAAAGTGTAGAAATATGGCTCTTTAAATGCAATTGTGGAAATCATACGGAATTACCTAGTAGTGAGGTTAGTAGAGGAAGAATTAAATATTGTAGTAAAGAGTGTAAACTAAAAGGTGATATTAATTTAATATCTGCCTTCAAAAGAGTTTATAGAACTTATAAAAATAGAGCAGGTTATAGAAATTTATCATTTACTTTAACAATACCTGAGTTTAAAAATATTACAGATAGTAATTGTTTTTATTGTAATCTTCAACCAGAAAATCTCTCTAAGGAGAGAGGAACTGAGTACTTGTATAGTGGTGTAGATAGATTAGATAACAAATTAGGATATACTCTAGAAAACTCAGTAGCTTGTTGTAAGACATGCAATGTTGCAAAAAATAATTTATCAACAGAGGAATTCAAATTGTGGATAAAAAGAATAATTAGTTTTAACAATAAATTTATTTTTGATGATAGACAATAATCCTTACGTTCCACCAGTAGATGAGTTTATTAACTCAGATGATTTTACTTACTTGGCAAGGTTCTTTACTGAGAATAAAACTTACTGCAATCTTCCACAAGGAACTGTTCAACATTTAGAGTTCTGGAAAGATGTTAAGGAGAAATGTATAAATGGTATGACTAATATTAATGGTATTAGAATTACTGGACCACATTTTTTTTATTTAAATTTTTGTCCTATTGCAGGTTATAATCCTAAGACAGGAAGAAAAACTAAGATATTCCCTAGATTTGTAGATATTGACTATGAATACTTTCATATGATTGAGTATTGTAGAAACAATGGAAAGAATTTAGTTGCTGTTAAAGGTAGAAGACAGGGATGGTCTTATAAAGGTGCAGGTGTAGCAAGTTGTGAATTTACTTTTTATCCTGATTCTAAAAATATTATAGGTGCATTTTTTGGACAATATAGTCAACAGACTATGGACATGTGTTTAGATAATCTTAATTGGTTAGCTGAACATACTCCCTTTGGACATATTAGAAATCCTAATCTAAGAGATTATGTAATGTCTAAATATGAAAAAAATGTTAATGGTGTTAAGGTTTGGGCAGGGTATCAATCTACTATTGAATCTTATAGTTTTAAAGATAGACCAGGTGCTGTAGTTGGTAAATCTGCAAGTTGGTTATTATTAGATGAGGCAGGTTTATTTCCTAATATAACAGAAGCTTGGGGATATACAGAACCTTTAATTAAAGATGGTAATATTGCTACAGGAAATGCTATTATTTATGGTTCTTCTGGAGATATGGATTCAGGTAGTAGGTATTTTTATGAAATGTTTACTGACCCAGGTAAATATAATATGTTAGAATTTGAAGATGCTGATAACCCTCAACTTAAAATAGGATTTTTTAGTTCTGCATCTAAAGGTAGATGGGGAGAATGTAAAAATCCTAAATCACAATGGTATGGTCAACCCATGGTTGATGCTAATGGTAACTCAAATCAATTAGCTGCAATAGATGATTTAGAATTTGAAAGGTCTTTAAAGAGATCAGGTAATGATCCAAAAGCTTTTCATTCTGCAGTAACACAATATCCTTTATCTTGGAAAGAAGCTTTTTTAAGAAATAAATCTAATGTATTTGGTTCTCCAGATATGTTAGAATGGTTAGGTCAATTAGAAAATACTCCTTCACTTAGATCTCAAGCACAGGTAGGAGAATTATATTACAACACTGAAGCAGTACTTAAATGGAAACCTAATGATGAATTAAAACCAATTACAGATTTTCCTATTAAATCATCTAGTAATATAGATACTACTGGAGCAATAACTATATGGGAACATCCAGAATTAATTGAAGAAAAAACCCCTAGCTGGTTATATATTGCAGGATGTGACCCTTATGATCAAGATAAATCAGAATCAGGATCTTTAGGTTCATTTATGGTTTACAAAAGGTTTTATCAAGCCAACAAAACTCATGATATACTAGTTGCAGAATATACTGGTAGACCTGAAAAGGCAGATGATTTTTATGAGAACTGTAGAAAACTATGCATTTACTATAATGCAAGATGTTTGTACGAGAACCAATTAAAAGGTTTAAAGACATACTTTGAAATGAAAAATAGTCTTCATTACTTATTTGAGCAACCAGGGATTATCAAGGATATTGTTAAAGATTCTAGAGTACAACGTGGATATGGTATTCACATGAATAGAGGTAGTAATGGAGCTAATGGTATTAAAGATCAATGTGAGATTTATTTGAAACAATGGTTGTATTCTGAAAATACAGATATAAATGGTAATAAGTTTTTGAACTTTCATACAATAAAATCCATACCTTTGTTAAAAGAATTAATAGCTTATGATAGGGAAATAAATACAGATAGGGTTATAGCTTTCATGTTATGTATACTTCAAACTAAAGAATTACACAGAATACATGTAGAAGAGCTATCTAACATAAGAGACAATAATATGGATTTCTTAGAGAAAATTTATAAAAAAAACACTATATTAAATAAAGACAAGCGTTCAAGTGCTTTTAGAAGATAATGGATAATAAAGATTTAAATATGAGTGGTAGCTTTTCACTACCTCAACAAAAGATACCAACTGCTAAAAAGAATAAGGAATGGGGTAAAGCCTGTATTAATCACTATTCTAATTATAGATATACAAATGGTAGTAATCTTAGATCAGATAGATTTAGGAAATTAATAAACTATGATTTATATAATGGTAAGATAAACTATAAAGATGTTGAGAGTATCTGTAATCCTATGGGATTAGCTGATAATACTTGGGCTAGTAGATTTCAACATTATGATATTATATCAGAACCAATTAGATTGTTAATTGGAGAAGAAACTAAAAGACCAGATAACCACATAGTTTTATCAGAAGCACCTTCAGATATTAATAGGAAATCTAAGATCTTAAAAGATAAGATATTTGCTTTCTTAGAAGATTCATTAGTACAGAAGATTGATCCTAGTCAAATAGACCCTAATAATCCACCTCAAACTCCTGAAGAAATTCTTAAGTTTGAGAAGTATACACCTTCAGATATTATAGAGCATAAAGCTAATCAATTACTTAAAGTTCTTAAGAAGAAAGTAAATACTAAATTATTATTCTCTCAAGGTTGGAAAGATGCATTAATTGCAGGTGAAGAGATTTATTGGATTGGTATTCTTAATAGTGAGGTAGTTATGAAAAGAGTTAACCCAGTTAACCTTACAGTAATCTTAGATGATGATACTACTTTCATAGATGATGCTATTGCAGTTATTGAAGAAAGAATGCTTACTGCAGCTACCATATTAGATGAGTTTGGAGAGGAATTAAAAGATAAGGATTTAGATAACTTATTAGCTTATAGTCATGGTTTATATGGAGCCTACAATAATGCTGGTGGATATGATCCTCAATTTGAAATGATTAATGGTCAAAATACATTTGTTGGTGCAACTCCTACAGGAATTAATCACAATAACAATTATAATAACTATTCTATTCGTGTAACTAGAGTTGAATGGAAATCAATGCAGGAGATAGGTGAATTAACTTATACTGATGAAAATGGAGAGTCTATAACTGAAATAGTAGATGATACTTTTAGCTTAAAAGTATTTAGTGGTATTTACCCTGATGCTAAAGTTGAATGGTTCTGGATTAATCAAGCTTGGGAGGGTGTTAAAATTGGAACTGATATATTTGTAGGTATTAAAGCTAAACCTAACCAAAGACGTAGAATGGATAATCCTTACTACTGCAGATTAGGTTATACAGGATTTATTTATGAAGCTACTAATAGTCAATCAGTAAGTCTTATTGATAGATTAAAACCTTACCAATATTTATATGATATTATTGCTTACCGATTAGAGTTAGCTTTTGCTTCTGATCAAGGTAAAGTATTTGTAATGGACTTAGCTCAGATTCCATCATCTCATGGTATGGATATGGAAAGATGGATGCATTATCTTAAAGAGATGAAGATTGCCTTTATTAATAGTTTTGAAGAGAGCAAGAAAGGAGCTTCACAAGGACAACTATCTAGATTTAACCAATTTACTTCAGTAGATTTATCGTTAGCTCAATCTATCCAGCAATACATAAACATGCTTGATTACATTAAACAACAAGTATATTTTGTGTCTGGGGTAACACCTCAAAGATTAGGTTCTATTGCTAATAGAGAGTCTGTAGGAAATGTAGATACTGCTGTAACTCAATCAGCTTTGATTACAGAGTACTTATATGAAGCTCATGGTGAAGTTAAGAGAAGAGCTTATACAGGCTTAATAGAGGTTGCTAAGATAGCCTATAAGAATGGTTTAACTACTCAGTATGTATTAGATGATATGGGGATTGAAACCCTTCATATTGATGAATTAGAGTTTGAAGATTCTGAGTTTAGTGTATTTGTTTCTAATAATTCTAAAGACCTTGAGTTAAAAGGTAAGTTGGAACAATTGGTACAAGTTGCTATGCAAACTGAAAAAGCAGATTTATCTACAATTGTAGATGTGTTAGTTAATGATTCTCCTAAAGATATTATTAGAACTCTACAAAAAGCTGAAGAACAATTTTATCAAAGAAAACAACAGGAGCAAGATAATAATATTAAAATGAATTCTGAGAATAATGCTTTACAAGATAAATTACACCAAGAGGCTTTAGTAGATAAACAAGCAGATAGAGATTTACAACAATATATTGCAGATAGTACTAATCAAACTAAAATACAAGTTGCTGAAATTAATGCTTTAGGGTTTGCAGAAGATACTGATGTTAATCAGAATATGATTCCTGATGTAATAGAACAGGGTAAATTAGCATTAGATGCTAACAAATTAAGTAGTGATCATTTTACTAAACAATTAATTGAAAAGAATAAAGCTATTCAACATAATGATAAAATGAGGATAGAAAAAGAAAAATTAGCTTCTAAAGAAAAAATTGAACAATTAAAAATTAAACAAACAGAAATACAAAACAAGAATCAAATTGAATTAGCTAATAAAAAAGCTAAATCAGATAAAGAACTTGCTGATAAAAAACTACAAATAGAAAGAATTAAAGCTAGAAATAAACCTAAAAAATAAATAAACAAGTTGAAAATGATTTGGATCAATAATGAATAAGCTATATAATCAATTTAGTATTAGAAAAATAGCATTTGGAAAGTATAACAAAAGTAGTTATATTTAATTAATAAAGGGAAAGTAAAAATGGCAAAGGAAGAAAAAAAGATTCCATCAGGATCGTTTAATTTATTAGAGGATTCAGTGTTTGGTCAAGGACCAGAAATAATTTTTGAACCAGAAGGAAGTACAGGCTCAGTAGCAGCAGTAAAACCTAAGGTAGAAGAAAGTGATATTGATCATCAGGAAGGCTCAGGTCAACCATTAAATGATGAAGAGAAAAAAGCCGCAGACTTGAAGGCAAAAGCTGACAAAGAAGCCGCTGATAAATTAGCTGCAGAAGAAGCAGCAAAAAAAGGTAAAACTGAAAATTCTGAAGAAGAAGAGGAAGAAGAAGGTGTATCACATATTGCAGTATTTGCTTCTTATTTAGGAGATAAAGGTATTGTAGATTTTGATCCTGAAACATTCAAGGATTCTGAAGAAGGATTAGTAGAGTTAGTAAGTAACTCAATTAACAAAGGTATTGAAGAATACAAAGCAAGTAAACCTGAAGAGGTTCAAATGTT